ATGGAAGACGTTATTGATCTTATTGCCACTGATTCTTCTGCGTCTGAAATTAGTGACAAAATCAAAGATGCTCTCTATAGCAAAGCTGCTGAGAGAGTTGATGCTTTGAGACCCGTCGTTGCTAATTCTCTCTTTGGTGGTGAAACTGAAGATGAACCTGAAGTAGAACCCGAGGAGGACTGATGAGCAACAGAACTTTATTAAAGGCAGATGAACTTGATCTACCAACAACTGCTGGCACAGGTGTAAGTTTCACCGAAGCCACTCTTGTTAGGTTGGTCAATACTACAGCATCTACCAATATTGTTGTAACAGTTCAAGAAACCAGAGGTGGTACAGGTGTTGGTACATTCACCATCCCTGGTGGAACCGTAGAGTATCTTGAAAAAGTAGCATCACACACAGTCTTTGCCAGTGCGGCAGGACTTAGAGGTGTAAAAGTAGGATTCACTGGATAAACAAATGAAACTTATCAGAGAAGAAATCGAAAGCGTAGAGGTTATCGTTGAACAACGCAACGGTCAAAAGCACCTCTATATTGAAGGTATCTTCCTTCAGGGAGATATCAAGAATCGTAACGGAAGAATGTATCCTTGCGAAACTCTTGCCAGAGAAGTCGGTCGTTACAACGAGAACTTTGTTCAAAAAGGTCGTGCTCTTGGTGAGCTCGGTCACCCCGATGGTCCTTCCATCAACCTTGACCGTGTTTCCCACAAGATTACTTCTCTGAGACAGGAAGGCACTAACTTCATTGGTAGAGCACAGATTCTGTCTACCCCTATGGGTAACATTGCCAAGTCCCTTCTTGATGAAGGTGTAAAACTTGGTGTTTCTTCCAGAGGCATGGGTTCTCTGAGAGAAGACCGTAATGGTATCAAGGTTGTCGGTGAAGATTTTATGCTTGCCACTGCTGCTGATATCGTTGCTGATCCTTCCGCACCTGACGCATTTGTCAATGGCATTATGGAAGGTAAAGAGTGGGTATGGGACGGTGGTATTCTCCGTGAAAAATATGCAGAGAAAACCTACAAGCAAATCAACACACTCGTTGACCAAAGAAGACTTGAGGAGAATAAGTTGAGATTATTCAATAACTTCTTATCAAATCTATAATTTATAAATAAATACAGATTATCACTAGATCAATCAATCGGAGAAATCGAAAAATGTCCGCTGGTAAAGATTTACAAGAAATGGAAAATCCCGTAACAAGGGGTGCGAAGCCTGCTGAGCCAATGGATGCATCTAAGAAAGCTTCTTATACTGCTGCCCAAGGCACAGTAGAAGATCTTGGAGGTCCAACCCCTTATAATTATAAGACCGATGATAATTCGGCTGCCCTAAAGGCTCCTTCTCTGGCAACAGTTAAGGATATCGTTAATAAGGGTGCCAAGCCTGCCGAACCCATGCCATCTGCTCCTAAGTATGTTGCCGCTGGTGACGACGTAGAACTGGAAGATGGTCAAGAGGTTGTTGCGGAAGCTGAAACCGAAGAGGAACAGGTCCAAGTCAATGTTGAGGAAGACCTTGCTGCTCTATTCGGTGGTGAGGAACTCTCCGAAGAGTTCCAAGAGAAAGCCAAGACAATTTTCGAAGCTGCTCTGACTGCTAAGATTGGTGAAATCCAAGAAGCTCTTGCTGCCGAGTATGAGCAGGCTCTCACTGAGAACCTGGTCGAAGTTAAGGCAGAGCTCGTAGAAAGACTCGATGCATATCTTGAGTATGTTGCCGATGAGTGGCTGACCGAGAATGCTATCGAAGTTGAGAACGGTCTGAAGACCGAGATGACCGAATCGTTCCTGAGTGGAATGAGAGGTCTTTTTGAAGATCATTATGTTTCTATCCCTGAAGAAAGATATGATGTTCTTGAGAGCATGGTAGCTAAACTTGACGAAATGGAAGATAAACTCAACGAACAGATTGAGAAGAATATTTCCCTTACAGGAAGACTTGCTGAAACCACTGCCGAAGGTATCTTCGGTAAGGTAACTGAAGGTCTTGCTGATACACAAAAGGAAAAACTTGCTTCTCTTGCTGAAGGAGTTGAGTTTGCGGGTGAAGAAGAATACCGTGAAAAGCTGGTAACTCTTAGAGAGTCGTATTTCCCCTCTGCTAAGAGTGTTAACACAAACTCTTCTGAAGTTCTGACAGAGAGCACTGGTGAGCCTGTCCAAGAAGCATCTTCTGATGCCATGGCTGCTTACATGAGAGCCCTCTCGATGAAATCCTGATTATAGATTGTAAACCACAAACTTTCCCCTAAAGGAGAACAATGTTTAATTCCGATAAGCTTATGGAGAAGTGGGGTCCTCTGCTGAATGCAGAGTCCTGCGATCCTATCAAAGATTCCCACAGAAAGGCTGTTACTGCCGTTCTGCTCGAAAACCAAGAGAGATTCCTTCAAGAGCAAGCTGCCTTTGAAACAGGTGGTATGCTGACTGAGGCTCCCACCAACTCTGCTAATGCTGCTGGTGCTTCTGGTGGTTTCGGTGGTGGTGCTGCCGCTGCTGGTCCTGTTGCTGGTTTCGACCCCGTTCTGATCTCCCTGATCAGACGTTCTATGCCCAACCTGGTTGCTTATGACCTGGCTGGTGTTCAACCAATGAATGGTCCTACTGGACTGATCTTTGCAATGCGTTCCCGCTACTCTTCTCAGAGTGGCACCGAAGCTCTGTTCGACGAGCCCGATACCGCATTCTCCTCCACCAGAGACTTTGCTTCTGGCAGAACTGGTGGTAACTACTCTGGTCAAGTTCTTGACGGTGAACTGGTCGGTTTCGGTACAACTGGTGATCAGCGTGGCACCAACCCCTCCGTCCTGTCTGGTGCAGGCACCACAACTGGCATTGGTACTCAGTACAATGTTGGTCAGGGTATGGAGACTGGTGATGCTGAAGCTCTTGGCGACGGCACCAACGAAGACTTCAACCAGATGGCTTTCTCGATCGAGAAAGTTACCGTTACTGCTAAGTCCCGTGCTCTGAAGGCTGAGTACTCCCTGGAACTGGCACAAGACCTTCGTGCTATCCACGGTCTGAATGCCGAAGCCGAACTGGCAAACATCCTCAGCACTGAGAT